TAGTAGAAGAAGTCAACGGTAAGAAAAAATACAAAATTAAAGGTATCTTTCTTCAATCAGATTTGAAGAATAGAAATGGAAGAGTTTATCCAAAAGATATTTTGGAAAACGAGGTGAGTAGATACAATAGAGAATTCATTAATAAAAAAAGAGCGTTTGGTGAGTTAGGTCATCCAGACGGACCTACTGTAAACTTAGAAAGAGTATCACATATGATAACTTCTCTAAAACCAGATGGTAAGAATTTTATTGGTGAGGCAAAAATTATGGATACACCATACGGTAAGATTGTAAAAGGTCTTATTGATGAAGGCGCTCAATTAGGAGTATCTTCAAGAGGTATGGGTTCCTTAATCCAGCGAAACGGTGCAAATTATGTAAAAGATGACTTTTATCTTGCAACGGCAGCTGATATTGTTGCAGACCCTAGCGCTCCAGACGCTTTCGTAGAAGGTATCATGGAAAACAAAGAGTGGGTATGGGACAATGGAAGACTTGTTGAAAGGGATATTGAAGCCTGGAAACAACAAATTAGAGAGGCGAGGCAAAGAAAATTAGATGAAACTAAGCTAAAAGTCTTTAAATCGTTTCTTGGAAAACTTTAGTTTTATAAATATCATTAGTACGAAAAAACGAAAGTTTTTAATTAATTAAAAATAAGAGGAGATTTCTCAAATGGCCGAAACAGAAAATAAAATTGAGGCGTTGGAAAAAGAAGTTGTAGAAGCTAGTGCTAACCCACAAGCTGACGCTCCTAAAAAGAATGCTGTAGCGGCTGAACCTTCTAAACTGTCTAATGAGGCAGAAGACTTAGGGTCAGCGGTAGTAAAACCTACAGATTCTAATCCTGACGCAACAAAAAAAGTTAAGCCGGTTTCTGGTGACGCTCAACAAAAATCTGCTGGTGCTGCTGAAGCAATGCCAAAGATTAAAGAAGAGCAAGAAGCAGAGGCTGAAGAAGGTTCCGAAGAAATATCTGAGAAAAAAGACGAAGAGCAAACAGACGAAATGATGATGAAGAAAGACATGAAGAAAAAAGAAGATATGCCAAAAGACGAAATGATGATGAAAAAAGCTTCTTACAAAATGAAAAAAGAAGAAATTGAAGAAGATGAGTCTATTGATGTATCAGCGGATGTTGACGCTCTAGTTAAAGACGAAGATTTATCAGAGGAATTTAAATCAAAAGCTGCTACTATTTTCGAAGCTGCTGTTAACTCAAAAGTTAAAGAAGCAAAGAAAAAAATGATGGCAGGTTATGAAGAAAAATTAAAAGAAGAATCAGAAAAAGCTAAAGGCGAACTCGTAGAAAAAGTTGACTCATACCTAGCATATGTTGTGGAAGAGTGGATGAAAGAAAACGAATTGGCTTTAGAAAGAGGAATCAAAGGCGAAATTGCTGAAGATTTTATTTCTGGTTTGAAAAAACTATTTGAAGAACATTATATTTCAGTCCCAGACGAAAAATATGATGTACTAGAAGACCAAGCTTCAAAGATTGAATCGTTAGAAAAGAAACTTAACGAAGAAATCGAAAAGAATGTTGAACTAAACAAAGAAAATTCTGAATCAAAAAGAGCTTCAATCGTTGCAGAAATGGGCGAAGACTTAGCAGAAACTTCTAAGGAGAAATTCAACAAACTTGCCGAAGAGGTTGAATATAAAAATGAGGAAGATTTCAAAGCAAAAGTAGCTACTATTAAAGAAAGTTATTTTGGCGCTAAGAAAGAAGCTTCATCTGACATTGATGATGTAGCGGTTGGTGAATCAACTGAAAATGTAGATTTATCAAAAAGCATGGCTGCTTATACCGCCGCTATTACTAAAACAAAAGACATTAAGTTGTCAAAATAAATCTAATAGAGGAGAGATAGAGATATGTACTTATCTGAAACCCACGAAAAAAAATGGCAGCCAGTCCTAGAACACGCAGATTTACCAAAAATCGGTGATTCTTACAGACGAGCTGTTACTGCTACTATTCTTGAAAACCAAGAAAGAGCAATGAAAGAGGACGCTGCTTTCTTAAACGAAGCTGCTCCAACAAACGCAACGGGTGCTAACATTTCTAATTGGGATCCAATTCTTATTTCTTTAGTAAGAAGAGCAATGCCTAATCTTATCGCTTACGATATTGCCGGTGTACAACCTATGACAGGTCCAACTGGTCTTATCTTCGCAATGAGAAGTAGATTTGACGCACAAGACGGAACAGAGGCTTTATTTGATGAAGCTGATACAGATTTTTCTGGCAGAAACAAAGCTGGTTCATCTGTTGATGGTTTCTCATCTACAGCACATTCAGGAACAAATCCTGAGGTTCTTAACGACTCACCTGCTGGTACTTACACAACTGGTACTGGTATGACAACAGCTGCTGCTGAGGCATTAGGTGACGCTGCTGGCAATAGTTTTGCAGAAATGGCTTTCTCAATCGAGAAATCAACTGTAACTGCTAAGTCAAGAGCACTTAAAGCTGAATACACTATGGAACTTGCACAAGACTTAAAAGCAATCCATGGTTTAGACGCAGAAACAGAATTAGCAAACATTTTGTCTGCTGAAATTCTTGCTGAAATCAACAGAGAAGTAGTTAGAACAATTTATACTAACGCAGAAAAAGGTTCACCAGCTGGTCATGTAACAACTGCTGGTATCTTTGATTTAGATACAGA